CAAGATGTTTATTTAACAGCTAATCCACAAATTACTTTTTTTAAAGTAGTTTATCGCAGACATACAAATTTTGCTTTAGAATCAATAGAACAAACATTTAATGGTTCAGTTGGATGGGGTAATCGTGTAACTTCAACTATATCAAGAAATGGTGATTTAATAAGTCGGGCTTATTTACAAATGAAAGCATCATCAGGTACTAGTAATGGTACACTTGCTCCAATGTGGGGTTTACGCGCGATTGATTTTGTTGAATTAGAAATTGGCGGTCAAAAAATAGATAAACATTATGGTGAATGGATGTACATTTGGAATGAATTATCAATGCCAATGGGTAAAAAGCAAGCTTATTATACTATGGTAGGCGCGGGAGGTGTGGCTACTAGCGCTAGTGTTGACAAGTCAGTTTATGTACCTCTTGAATTTTGGTTTTGTCGCAATATAGGTTTAGCATTACCATTGATTGGTTTACAATATCATGAAGTAAAAATAAATATTCAATTTTCACAATTAAATTTAGTTGGGACAGAGGTAAGTTTAGAAGCTTCATTATGGGTAGATTATGTTTATTTAGATACTGATGAACGTAGAAAATTCGCCCAATCATCACATGAATATTTAATAGAACAATTACAATTTACTGGAAAAGAATCAGCTTCACGTAAAATAAAACTTAATTTTAATCATCCAGTTAAAGAATTAGTATGGGTACATCATGTTTCTACCAATTCAGATATAACTCAATGGTTTAATTATACTAATAATGCTGGTTCTATAGCAGACAAATGGAATAATGATAATAATTATGAAACTAAAGTACAATTATTTTCATCTATTAGTGATAATAAAAACCCAATTTCATCTGCTAAATTAACATTAAATGGTAATGATCGTTTTGCTGCACGTAGTGGAGAATACTTTAATTTAATACAACCATTTCAACATCATGAAAATGTACCAAATAATGTAGGTATAAATGTATATTCGTTTGCATTAAAACCTGAAGAACATCAACCTTCAGGAACTTTAAATATGTCCCGTATAGATACTGCAACTTTAGATTTAGAATATAGAACTGGTATGGGTGCTTCTGGAGACATGTTATCAGTATTTGCTGTAAATTATAATGTTTTACGTATATTATCCGGTATGGGAGGTATAGCATATTCAAACTAGAATAAATTATTATTTTATTTTTTTCTTAAATTATATTATAGAAAGAGTTATAAATTATGGGAGGTGGTCTTCTTCAATTAGTTGCATATGGTGCACAAGATGTTTATTTAACAGGTAATCCACAGATTACTTTTTTTAAAGTTGTTTATCGTAGACATACTAATTTTGCTCTAGAATCTATTCAACAAACCTTTAATGGTTCAGTTGGTTATGGTCAGCGTGTTACATCAACTATATCAAGAAATGGAGATTTAATAAGTCGTGCTTATTTAGTAGTTAAACCAAGTAACACTACTCCTACTTGCCCATATTATGGTTTAAGATTACTTAAATATGTTGAATTAGAAATAGGAGGTCAAAAAATAGATAAACATTATGGAGAATGGTTGTACATTTGGAATGAATTATCATTACCTATAAGTAAAAAAGAAGCTTATTATTCTATGGTTGGTGGAAATGGAGGTAATTTAAATGGAAAAAATTTATATATACCTTTAGAATTTTGGTTTTGCCGTAATATAGGTTTGGCATTACCGTTAATAGGTTTGCAATATCATGAAGTTAAAGTAAATATTCAATTTTCATCACAAGATTTATGTGGTGCGGATGCTGCTAATGCTCCAAATTTTGATGCTGTGTTATGGGTAGATTATGTATATTTAGATACTGATGAACGTAGAAAATTTGCACAATCATCACATGAATATTTAATAGAACAATTACAATTTACTGGAAAAGAATCAGCTACTTCAAAAATAAAATTAAATTTTAATCATCCAGTTAAAGAATTAGTATGGGTAGTACATAATGAAACTAGTGATAATTATAACTGGTTTAATTATACTAATACAACTGGTGTACTCACCAGTGGAACTACATCATCATATGAAAGTGTTGTTGCTACAATTGGTACATCATCATCAAAATTAAATGCTATTGCTACAGCAAAATTATCATTAAATGGAAACGATCGTTTTGCTATACGTGATGGTAAATATTTTAATATTATACAACCATTCCAACACCATGAAAATGTACCAAATAATCTAGGTATAAATGTTTATTCATTTGCATTAAAACCTGAAGAACATCAACCATCGGGAACTCTTAATATGTCTAGAATAGACACAGCAAATTTAATGCTAACTTATGATCCAAGTATATCAACAGAATCTTCACCTG